GCCAGTCATCGTGACTCTGATACGTATACCGTCTGTCTGCCAGGCCGGCGTGGTATCGTCAAGGCGAATGTAGATGTCGTAAGTCCCGTGGAATGCCCCTTCCCACGGGATAAGAAGCGCCTCGGCTGTATATGCAGAAGCCACATCAATCGGGAGCGTATCACGCACGATAGCGCCGTCAGCTACACTCGTGTCAATCGAGACCATTGCTGACGGAAGGATACTAAGGGTGTCCGTGGCCCATGAAGCCTGGGTCCAGACATCATTCAATGCGGTACCGCCAAACGTATCCGACCAGGCTGTGAACGAATCGCCCGGCGCCAGAACCATCGGCTCCAGCATCCTGACATTCGACCCTAAGTCATCCTGGTGGGATTTCATAAGACCGGGCCGGGAACCGCCCCTATCCCTGCCTTCTATTGTCCCACCAGGTCGGACATTAGAGCAGTCTGGTGTGGTGTATGGCTTTTGCTGCCTATACGAGGCCTTCCGGTCGAGCCCACCTAATGGAAAGGGCACCCTCAGTCTCTTTTTTTTCGACACAGTGTCCCTTTCTATTCATCGGCTTTCTCGTCGGCCGGCTCATTATACTTGAAAAACATCTCCAACATCGCAAGATCGCTCACTGCCAGCGACTCATCCTTTTCGTCGACTGCATTCACTACTTCCTCGAAGTCCATGTCGAGTTGATCGAGAGTAGATTCCGTCAGCATGACCTCGTTGAACTTCTCGGCGAAAGTCGAAAGCTCAGGCGTGCCTGGCTCGATTCTTGCCTCTTCTCCGTCCTTAGTTCCGGTGACTTCATGGATCAACGCAGTACGCATCTTCTCGGCGTGCTCGTGTTCTGCCTGAACAAGTTTAGTGTACCTAAGAATCTTGAGTGCCAGCTTCGGCTTCATGTTGACGCCAGCAAGCTTCTGCCACGCAGCAATACTCTGAAAGATCTGTCCAAGTAACATTTCTCTTCTCCTAGTAAAAAGGGGGTGATAAAGCCCCGGCGGCCGGAGATTACAAGTTTCCGCGCCGCCGGGGTAAAACTCAAACTACACGTCGGTTTCAATAACAGAAACATAAACTGAAACATTCCAAACTTTCCCAGCAGGAACAATCTCATCTAAGCGATTAACTATTTCTCCTGTCTCGTTGTCCCTTAGCTGCATTCTCGTCCCGGCAGACAACTGAAATTCTTCTCCATCGTAATAAACAACAGATGCTGGCCTTGATGTTCCAGAACCCAAAACAATTGCCATTTTATTATCCTACCAGCTAGTGGTATTGTAAACAGGAATGTAGTGTGCAACACCAGCGATATCAATTCTAAGCGCATGAGTTGTGCTTGTTCCAGAGACATCGGCAGTAACTACTGAAATTGCACCACTCGCAGCTTCCCAGCCAGCAAAATTGGTGTAATTACAACTCGAATCGAAATGCAGCGCAGTAGTTACAGAAGGAGTAGCACCAGAGGAAGGAGTACCTTCAGAAAAAAGGATTCCATAAGGCCATACAGAAGTGCCAATGGGAGCGATAAGAAGGGCAGCCGTTAAGTTGCTGGTTTCCCCCTTCAGGACTAGCCCATAGTCACAATACGTTGCCCCAGGCATCGAAACGCCAATTGCTGCATTGTAATTATCACCTGGTTCTGGGTCGCCTGATCCTGGTGCATCACCGGGATCTGAGTATAGCAAATGCTGAACAAATAAACCATAGATACTATTATCGGTTCTGGTTAGTGTCTTACTGCCAGCACCATACAAAGAGATGTAACCAGCAGCCACTCTACCACCTAAAGTAGCATTACCCAGAAGTTGCGCTGTTGCGTTGATACCATTTAGTGTATTAACACTATGAGATGCGCACGCATCAAATCTGGCTACCATCATATTTCCGGCAGTACCAGCAGTCGTTTCAATTTCAGCACGGATTGCGTGCGCTTCGTTCGCTGCTAAATTAGCAGAAACACTAATTTCAACACCATACCAACTGGAGCTAAGCGTTCCTAGTGCGGTAGTAGACCCACTACCACCAGTAGTGCCCATTGTGATATTCTTAGTACAAATACCGGAGAAATTAACACCAGTCGTACAAGCACCGATGTTGATGGCCGTAGTGCTGTTAAGCACAGAGATACCAACCGGCCAATCGGCAGCGCCACTCGCCTTGTCGATCAAGATACCAGCAACTGTACCAGTCGCAGTCAGCGTGCCAGCACCAGTCGTCTCAACATGAAGTCCAGCGACCTCGCCGCCACTAGCGGCAGTCAATGCAGTCGTGATCTCCAGGCTCGCAGACAAACACGAAAGCGTTGCACCAGAACTAGCAATCGACGTTCCAGCTACTTCAATGTAGCCCTGGACCGGAGCATAAATGCCAGCGGCAACGTCTATGCCACCAAGCATCTTCAACTGCCCGCGAACCGGAGTAATCGTCGAGCCGGTGCAATCAACTGTCAGAAGAATACGCGACAGCATTCCGCGGACCACCCCAGCGTTCGACAGCGCCACTCCAGCATCGTCGTACAGCAGCGAGAACGGCCTGTTGTTGGACGAACTCAGCGTAACTCCGCCACTCGCCGTGCTCTGGTACGTGCCAGTCTCAAGGAGCCGAGAGGTGTAGGCGTCAGCCACGTCCTCAAGGTCGCCCAGAGTAATGGACTCCAACGCCTCAATGGCGTTGAATGCGCAGGAGGTGACTGACCCATCGTTGACGTACAGCGATGTACCAATGCCCCCGTCAGTCTTCTGGAAAATACACCCAGTCTGGTACCCGTCAGTCGCGTCCGTAGGGACGGTGGTGCCAGAAACAAACAGCAAGCCCCTATTCCTCAGCGGAGGCTGCATCTTAATCAAACTACAAACCCTGTCAATCATCGTCCCTACCCCTTAGTTAGAAAGAAAGTTTCATCCAGCGTCCTACCCCACGCGATTACGTCCTGTATTATGCGGTCAGCTTTGACCGTTCATTGTATAGCAAGAGAGCAGTGATGATTTCACTCGAATCTTTCAACTGCCCAAGGGCACTATTGCAGCTATTGCATAACCAGCCACGAAAACGTCCAGTTTCGTGACAGTGGTCCATTGCCAGTTTTTTGGAACATTCAATTTCCGGGACTCCGCAGGCATGGCAAAAACCAGTAAATGCACTCTCAAGCTCTTGCTCTGTAGCCGTGCATTTAATGTGCCCTTCCTTAATTGCCTTCCTTCTGGCTAACCTTAATGGTGCTCGGAAACGACCAGTGAAACATTCCTTGCAATCTGACCTAAAGCCTCCCCTGCCTCTTTTATGAAAGAGCCCCGTGGGCTTAACCTCTCCGCATTTTCCACATCTCTTCATTCCGGCCTTAGCAAGTTCCTTTCTTTCGACGGTTACGGATAACACCGGACGCCTTATGAGCTGGTACTCATAGTGACATTTCTTACAGTGCGAATATGGCTTTCCATTACTCGTGTAAAATTCACTACTGTCTTTCTCCTTGTCGCACTTTACGCATCTCTTCATAATTTGTCTTCCTCAACTGGCAGGCCAGGGTCCTGCGAATTGACCTGAGATATACTCAACCTCTTCCATCGTCTCGCTATTCACGACAGCATCAGAGTCGCCATCGATTCCGTTACATGCCAGCCTTGCCTTGTTCCCCCGCACCTTAATACAGTCACCTGGGAATCTAAGCGAGAGGCCAGTCGCAGCTACGGCATCCTCTCCGAAGCCAAAATATACCACACCAGTTGCGCTTACTAACTGTAAGACGTAGTGATCCCTGTTGCCATCAGCAGCCAACACCTCTGTGGTAGCTGAACCTGTGAATGTCTTTGTACCAGCAGCCATTATTCGTCCTTTTCCTTTTTCTTCTGTTGCTCGAACATCTCGTTTAGTGGCTCAAGTGGATTTATCCTCTTATACCACGGTTTCTTCGGCTTAGGTTTAGGCCTGCTGGCCCCGCCGCCTCTATTACCTGTGTGCGGCTTTGCTCCAGCTCCCTCTCTTTTAAGACGAGCCAACGCCTGTTCTCGGGTTTCTCGCCTGGCACCCGCGGCAGCCGCTCTACCTAAGGGAGTTTGTGGCTTCTTCTTCTTTGGCATTAGAGTAGATTCCCATTATAAGTTATCTGATATGTTCCACCTGTATACCCGCGTGGCCTTCTACCCTGACCATATTCGTCATGTTCTCGGTGCCCCATCTGCCCGTAGCTGTGAGCACCTTTCTTCATATCCCTCGACACAGCGTCCAAGAGCAGTGCCTGGTATAACTGAGTATGGAGGCCTGCCTCGTCGTTCATTCTCTGCTCGGCTACAGATAAGCAACTCTCAAGATACAGCTCGCTCATTTGCATCCCACCGAGCGGATACGGATTTGCGTCTGCCAACGCCCCTTGGTACGCCTCATAACTGTAGCTTAATGCGTAGTATGCGCTGGTCTTGGGCCAGAAGAGTATCTCCTGCTTTTGTCCGGCAGACCCATCTGAGGCCCTTGGACGAATTGCTGCATATCTAGGCGCATCAGTCTCGTTACTACGGGATCGAAGCTCAAGGAGATCGGAGAGCGGAATTATGTCAATTTTAATCCTGTTTTCATCTGCTTCGTAATGGAGACTCCCCGCAAGCCTTCCGAAGTCGTCAGGCAGAGTATAGTTGCACGGATCTCGATGCACTAAGAACGTAAGGTCTGTTCCGTCGCCAGCCGTCAGTGAAGTTAGGGTAATGGCCCCAGCCAAGACGGACGAGATCGCATAGTCAGCGACAGTAGTAGTCCCAGCCCCGACGGCAGTGATATTCACCGTGTCGGCAGATGTGACGCCCTGTGCCACCCAATCCGTGAAGGTAGCTGAGTCAAATGCGTCAGTCACTATAGACCCATCTGTCCCCGACGCCCCAAGGTATAGGGTGGCCGTTGGCCTCAGCCATGACCACTCGTACCCCGACAGCTCTTGGGGCAGTCCAATTGGATAATACACCCGCCGGACCCCAGACTGAACCACGGCCGCAACTTCTGCTGCCGTAGCAGCAGAGAAATTAGCTATAGTTCTTCCGTGGCTAAGGAAAAATCCAACTTCCTGCTGAAGCTCAGTCCAGGCAAGAGTAAGTCCAGATTCAGCCATAATGTACCTTCATTAAAATCAGGGCGGAGACTGGGACCCCGGAAGAGAGTACAAGATCCCAGCCTCACCGCCCGTCCACCGCCCCATTTACTATGAACCACCAAGTACAGGAACGTCCTCAGATTTAGCCTGCACAAACCAGGCGCCGTCCCAGTAGAGCGAAACCAACGTATTAAGACACGTACTAGCACCAGCAAAGGTGATAGTATCCAGGCTCACGTCATCAACGTCGTCAGTGGCACCTGCCGTAACGGTAATCACAATGTCGTTTGTAGTAAGCTCAGTGTCAATTACACCGAACTTCTTCCTTAGACCCGGGATTGTCCCGTTGGCAAGAGTCAGCGTGTTATGTCCACCGATACTGGCACCGATATAGAAGGTTGTTCCGCCAACCATCTGGTCGGTCCTGGCACCGTTCGCGGCTGTCAAGTCCTGGCAACCACCACTCTGCGGACCCTCCTGGAGATAGCACAGACAAGACTGCGCTGTGGCCACATAGGTCGTGGTCTGGAGCGGCTGTGCCGATCCCTTCCCAGGAAGACCCATCCGACGAAACTGACCGATAGTAGCGGCAGTAACATCGAACGTGAGAAAGCCGGTTCCGATTACGGTACTGGCGCCAACAAGCACTTCACAAACACTACCAGGATTATAGATCTCGATTAGTTTTCCGTTGACTCCTCCGGCGAGGTACTTGGAAGCACACACTCCAGCAAAATGCTGAGCGTTTGCCGTAGTCGGATTTTGGACACGATTATATCGCCTGCCATCGGCCGTGGTGGCAGTTCCATAGTCCCAATTGTAGCACACCGCTTGGCCCACTTGTAGTTCGGTGCCGCCACCTTCTCCGGTACCCTCGTACCAAACCCACTCGCTAAAAGTCCGGCCTACCTTTTGGTAGGCGTTAATTGAATGATCAGGCATCTCGTTTCCCCTAGATATTAAGTCTCGAAAAGAGTAATAACACCCGGCACGTAACAAGACGTGACGGGGTTAAGTTAAACGCATAGTTACGCAGTGCTGATTACAGCCTGACGCCGAAGGTTAGTACATACCATATTGAGGGAGACATCGTGGTCTACTCTCTGCACATTATGCTTATCTGCAACCCTGTACGGCTTACTTAGTTTGTTTTCCCATCCGGGCATAACCCCGATAGCCATCCACTTCCAATCAAGCATGAAAACAGGATTCTGCGCATCATTGTCAAGTTGCGGAACGTAAGTCAAGGGAGTACCCTTGAACGTGGACGCCCCGTCCTTGCTGGCAATATCGTTGCCGAGGTTCATGTTCTGGTCCCTAAGACCCTCTTCTATGAGTCCAAGCGTCTCGTAGTTCATGTAGACTCCATTTGACGCCGAGCCCAACGTGGGCTGCGAGTGACTAACTGGAGACCTGAATTTGGTCTTCGCGCTAGCCTCACGCATCTTGCGAATGAGATCCTCTTGGGTAACAGAGACGTATCGGGCCGTCCAATTAGCCCAGCGCGGCTGATCACTAAACGAAATACCGGCCTTGCCACTTGAGAAGTTGGTCGGGTTGCCGCCATTAAAACCAGTAGATGCACTTCTAGTAACCCAGTAGTCAACACCGAACGGAGTCTTGTTGTCGTCTGCGGGCTCGTCCCACAGCACGGGTTCGAGCCAATCGAAAAAGGAAACCATCATAGCGACGTACTTCGTCTTAATGAGGTTCACAATTTCAGCCCCACCACGCTGGAAGTCTTTCTCTCGCAGGTCATATTCGTAATGGGAATTGATATGCCGCTGATTAACGGTCCCCTTGGCCATGGTATCAGTCAGCGAGGAACCGTCAGTCTCGTAGAGACCCACAGCTCGCGTGCTGTGGTTGTGATCCGTCTGAATCTCAAATTCCCACGGGTCTCCGCCCGCGAACTTTTTCTTTCTGCGACCCCACAGCTCTCTCACCGCGACATGATCTTGTAAATCTGACTGCAAGTCGACGAAGGCGCCACGCTTAATCAGCAACTGCTGCGTAAGGAGTGCGGCGTCAGCATAATCGGCATACTGGAGTACCATTGTAATTGCCCCTTGTTGTTTTTGTTATTTTTGATGCTGGTGTGCCATTAAGTAATGGACCGCATCAATCAAAATCTCTTGTGAATCCCTGGCCATCCCTAGCATCGTGTTACATCGATCACAAAGCCAGCCCCTGAAATCACCAGGGACTTCGTGATTGTGATCCATGCTTAACTTCCGGTTGCATTCTTGCTCCGGGACCCTGCAAATTGCGCATCGCCCATCAAAGGCGGACTCAAGTTCATCGGCAGTCGCATTACATGGCTCGTATCCGTAACGCTTCGCAAGGAACGCGCTGGACTTTAGGGCCGACTCAAATCTGCCGATTTTTTTTCTGTATTTCCTCTGGGCTTCCCTTACCCTGTCTGGATACAGACGGCGAGACCTTTTATTCTGCATCAGAATACGCTCGCGATATTCTGGATTATTTGCGTAACGTTCTTTACTCCTTGCTTTTTGTGCATCACGAACTTTCTTTGGAATTTTGCCACAGCACCTTTTGCACCAAGCACGATATCCAAGCCTGTTCTTTTTGGATTCATAAAATTCACATACATCCTTGACCGCTTTACACTTTGAGCACAACTTTTTTCCACTAGCCAGGAGCACATCTTCCTCTTTACGATTCTTTTGTGTCTCTTCCCATGATTCCAAGTCCTTTGCCCTGTGCTTACTAAAGCACTCCCGGCACCACCTATTCAGGCCGTCAGACTTACAGGCATTCTTTGGAAACTCACTCTCGTCCTTCTCTACCTTGCATTTCGTACAAGTCTTCATCTCTCTTCCTCTCTTCAAAAGAATAAAGATTAACCGAACTTTGCATCAATCTCCGCAGCAATCGCATCCTCGTCTGACAACTCCATCTTAGCCTTTCCACCGCCAGCTCTCTTCATGTGCTGAGTGGATTGTTTAGCGAGCTTTCCTTTTGTAACCTCTTCACGGACTTCTGTATACTTATCCCTCAGAACGATCCTGGACGCCGTATCAAAAAGATCCTCGCGGGCTGGGGGTTGTATCCCCTGCGCCTGATAGCCAGCGTGCATGATTGACATCTGGTCTGCAATCTCATTTCGCTTTGCAAACTGTGTACTATTTCGGTCAAGCTGCATAAACTTACCCTCCCCGAGAACGTCCTTAAAGTTCTCACCGAGTTCATTAACCTGACCGTCGAACCAAACCTCAAGCTCACGAAGGGATGCCTGGTTAATCGCCTCCTGCGCCTGGCTATTACCGTCCCGGAACTCTTGCAGCTCCTTCTGTTGGCTACCATACTGGCTCCTCATAGCCTCCTTCATGGCCTCAATCTGATCAACCACCTCAGGATCAAAGTTCTCTTTGTCCAGCACGGGGATGTCTGCAAAAAGATCCTTCTCTGGCTCCTTCGACGCCGGAGGCTCATTGACTGCAACTTGATCCTCATAGGCTGCCTCCCTTGCAGAAACCACTCGCTCAAGCGAAGCAGGTGTAAGGGCAGTGGCGTCAGCATAAGGAATACCAGCAGCAACAGCCCGCTCTATGATATATTCGTTATGGGGAGACTGAAGACTTTTTACCTGAGGTAATGAAGGACTCCCTCCTCTTCCGCTGGCACTTCCCACGCCATCGGCCACGTCTTCGGTAGTTTCGTCGGCATTGGGCCCACTAGTCTCTTCTCGTATGCTATCTTCATCTTCGGTAATTCCGCCCTCTTCGTCTCGAACGGTTTCCTCAATATTCTGAGTTTCTTCGACGACATTTTCAGTCTTCTCTACTTTTGAGGTGTCATCTGTAAAATCCCCCCTAGTCGATTCCTCTTCATTCATAGCTGTAATCGCTGCGTCAATCTCACCAGACATAGCCATAACTTCTTCACTTGGCATTTTCTCTCTCCTGAATTAAGACTTATCTTGGAATCCACGAATCTTCAGCGCCTTCTTTCGATGGGCAGCAGACGTGTAAACTGGATTGCCCCCGCCCGTAACTTCAGTAGGGCAACCACGCGCTCTTAAATGATCTCTGAGATCCTGTGCCTGTTCTGGATGAACGCCGCTGGCAACACAAGGCTTCATCGGCCAGGATCGCTTCACTGGATTGCTAGTACCATTTACAGTCACAATCTGCCCTGCCATTTCAGTAGACCAACTTCGTAAACAAGGCTGCCCGTTCTTGAGTATAAATCCAGGAGCCTTTCCCATCTGGAAAATCTCTTCAATGATTTCCCCGTTAGGCCTCTCATAGCAGTAAATTGGCATCTTTACTCTCCAGTCTCTATTATAACATGGGGCACTAATGGCGTCTAGCCAGTGGGTCTCCCAATGGCGGCCGCCTCGGCAGGCTGCTGCTTACCTCCTAATAAGGTCTGCTGTAATGCAGCAGACTTCCCGCTTTCCGTCGCACCTGGCCTATTTACCCTCTCGACTGTCCTGCTTGTGTTGGCAGGCTTACGCTGCCGATCTGCGTTCATCTCATTTGGCTGCTCATTCGGAAAGATTATGAGCCTGTTTAGTTCTGGGAATGGCGAATGCTTTGCAAGTATGTCCATTAAGAATTGTACGTCAAGCTCCCCGTTCTGGGCCTCAATAGCTGGCATTAAGGGCATGATATACTGCTGCATGATGACTCCAAGTTTCTGGAGCTTCTGAGACGGAGAATCATCTGACATACTGTGCGGCGCGATATTCAAGTCATACACGTCAAACCCGCCCTTGCGTGACTGCTGATCCCACGGAACTGGAACCGCAAGATCCATCCCAGGGATCTTCATCTGCAATACACGATTCCTCACCGGGTCATGCCACTCGTAATAAGC